GGTTATTTGTGGGAGCCCTCCTTCGCTGGACGTGGGCAACGTCCCTCCACACCACCTCCTACTATGACGGTGTGGCCTCTCCAACGTTTAGACAGGCGCACCATGGGCATAGTCTACCAGAGCCATCTGGAGGAAGGCTGGGCTGACCATGAAGGTGAAGGGCGCCGCGCTAGAGACCAGGTCTCTAGCTTGTCTTACCTGCTCTGGAAGCAGGCCGTATCGCTCAAAGAAGAACTCGTACAAGGCGTGTTCATCGAGCACATTGGTCAACCTCCCCGAGGCGGTGATCGACCACTCTTCTGGCGGTGCAGCGCGTCCCTTGGACCAACGGTGCACGAAGTCCGACAATATCGGCGGACAACAAAAGGACTTGAGTGAGGCACCCTGGTCGTGTAAAAATCGTTCACACGCTGCCTCAAACGGAAGGCCTCGGTAGAAAGTCCGGGGGTCTTCAAAAGACTTGCCTACTTTCAATATCCGAGAAGGCAGTGGTCCCCAGACGTAGTCCAGGTCTCGATCCCACTGCGCGGAATGTCGCACTTTGTACCATGCGCCTTTCAGGAAGCTGACACTAGTCACTTTGGAGGTGATTTTGAGCTTCATGTCGAAACCCAACCTCATAAACTCTTTCCTCACATCTTCCAAGGTCGGGAGATTGGGAATTTCTTCGTCAACATCGAAGACACTCACCCAGGCTGCCGCCATGAGCAAGGAGTTTCCAAAAGTGGTGTCTGGTCCCCCTGTGTCACGGATAGGCCTCAATTGTCTACCTATTATGACACGTGATCGATCCTTGTACGTCAGAACATAAGGGTTCGTTGACATGGCTTCAAGGGTCTCAATCACGAAAGTCTCTGCCCCCATGTAGGCTAGAACCTTCCGCTCAAAAAGAAGTGGGCCTGCGCTTTGCGACTGGTCGAACATCTTCGCATCACCTTCAAAGAAATACTCATGATCCTGGTATTTGACGAAGACGAGAGAGTCGTCTCCAGCCACCATGATTCTTACAGAGCCATTGTCTTGGAAGCGGCAATTGTCCAACCATATAGATAGATCCAAGTCGCTAGCGCCTGAAGCCCAGAATATCGAAACGTGCCACCCACATGGAATGAGGTAGGTGAGTTCGTTTAATCCTAGGCCCCGTACGCCCCAAAGCTCTTTCAAGATTTTTGTCGCACCGTAGATCGCCGGTCCAATCGCATACTGGACCTCTGGTGCAACGACAGCAATCATACGTGGTTTCGAATAGAGAGACTCACGATTTGTGTCGTACTTGCAAGCAGCTTCGTTGGTCTTGACCATCAGGGCTGTCCCACGGCGTAAGGCCGCCGTGACCATAGTCTGCAGGGCTTTGGCATCCTGGTCAAGATACTTCTTTTTCTTCTGGCTCGGAAACTTCTCGAGCCAGGCATCCTTCCACTCTTCGTGTGCCAGGCATGTGGGCTCCTGCGGGAGCAGGGGTTTAAAGATATCAAACATATCTTCCC